CCGACGTGAATGCCTCGGCGGCTATTGCGTACAGCAAGCTGGCCAGCATGACGGGCGGCAGCGTGCTGTTGGGCAACGCCTCAAACGTCCCAACCGTGACCGCCCTGACCGGTGACGTGACAGTCAGCAATGCCGGTGTCACGGCGATTGGTTCTGGTGTCATCGTGGACGGCGATGTCAATGCCAGCGCCGCAATTGCTTTGAGCAAACTCGCCACGCAAGGCGCGCGCACCTTTGTCGCCAACAGTACGGCATCCACCGCCGTTCCGACAGCCATTTCCGTTGCCACTGCGCAGGGCATGGTTGGCCAGTTTGACACGGTCACGGCGGTAAACAGTGCAACGATTGACGCAGGCATCAATCACATCCGCACTTCTGGTTATAACGCAGTCGGCGATGGCGGTGGCGCGCTTTACAAAAGAGTGGCCGGAACGCCAACCGCAGGGGTGAACACAAAATACATCACAAGCTCTGGCGGGCAGCGTTGGGAACTTTCCGAAGCGCAGGACATAAACATCCTGCAATTCGGGGCTGACAGGGCTGGAGTCACCGCAGCCAACACGGCATTCCAGGCGGCAGTAGATGCCACGATAAGCGGGTCTGGTAACGCATTCTCGAATTTGGTCATCCCGCCGGGCAATTACAAATTCGACGCAGCGGTTTCGATTCCAGAGGGACGCAGGATTCAGTGGAAGGGCAGCGGTGACGTTCGCCTCTTCACAAGCAGCAACATCATCATGCTTGAGCACTTGCGCGGCAACAATGCCAACTGGACGAATATGATGATTGAAAACGTCTGGTTTGAAAAACTCAGCGGTGCTGGCTCGTCAATTGCAATCAAGTGGGCAGGCACAAACGCAGACAGCAATAACAGCAAGATTACGCTCAACGATTGCGAAATCAGGGGTTTCTGGCGCGGGGTGGAGATTTCTTGGGCGACGGGGAATGTCGCTGGCGGGTTCTTGTACAACAACACCTCAGACTTTGTATTCTTCAGGGGCACAAATTTTTTCGGCATACATAACGTCGTGTCGCAGCTCGGTGATTATTTCGTTTATGCAGACGACACCACTGGCGACGGCATCAGCAATTCGATTTTCATCAACGCATGCACGAGCGTCTTCAAGAAAATCGATATTCGCATGAAGGGGTTTGACGCCGTAAACATTGTGGGGGGCGGCTGTGACCTTGGTGGAACCAACAACGGCACTACCGGCACTGATACGGACGACGGCACGGGAGAGTATGCAATTTATTTGGACGATTGCACAAACGTAAACATCACCAACCAGTATGTCAGCAGTGCCACCGGGGCATCAGGTCAGCCCAATGCGCGAAACAATCGCATCGGAATTGAACTGGTCAATTGCGAAGTCACGCACATCATCGGCAACCGAATCGTGGACAACTTCATAGGCGTTCGCACAAATGGCCCGGCCTCTGGGGCCGCGCTGCTGATTAGCGGAAACAATTTCCGCAACAACAAGGAAAACCACGTCCTGTCGAACGTCAGCAAGTCGGGTCGAATTTCGGGCAATGCGTTTGACAACACACCGCCACGCACGGGCACTGCTTATGAGGTGTACTTGAACATCGCCGGGGTAACGCACTGGATTGTCACCGACAATTTATTTGAAGGCACGACATACACCATCGTCGCCGCCAGCGATTACATCGTTGCCGACAATCAATTCGGGGCCGCCTTGCCATGACGTGGAGCCGGTTGCGCAATAAAGTGTAAAATGCTCGGCGAGGGCGCGAAAGAATATTTCAATATCAACGGGTTAGAAGATTATTATGGGCAGTGCGTCTTCAGGCAACAAGCGGGACAAACTCATTCGCGATGCGCTGCTGATTGCTGTCAACAGAGTGCAGGAAGGTGACCCGCAAGGGCGCAAGAAACTTGCCATTGCCGCGGCTGCTGTTGTCGAGAAGGCCGTCGAAGGCGACCTTGCTGCTTTCAAGGAAATCGCTGACCGCATTGACGGCAAAGCCCCGCAAAGCGTGGACGTAACAACGACCAATGAACGCCCCATTGCCGAACTTACAGACAGCGAACTCGCTGCAATCATTGCCCGACGACATTCAGGCCGCGACGGAACTGCTGCGCCGCAGGACGGCAAGACAAAGCCTCATTGAGTTCACGGAATTCACCTACGACCGGTACAAGACCGCAAACCACCACCGGGTCATTGCCGGACACTTGGAACGGGTCGAGCGGCGCGAAATTGACCGGCTTATGCTCTTGGTGCCCCCGCGCCATGGGAAATCGGAAATCGCCTCACGGCGCTATCCGGCTTGGGTGTTGGGCCGCAACCCAACCCGCCAGATTATCAGTGCCAGTGCATCAGAAAGCTTCGCCCATGACTTCGGACGTGAAGTCAGGAACATCATCCGGGACGAACCCTACAGAAGACTGTTCCCCCACGTCGAACTCGCCGACGACAGCCAGGCTTCAGGCCGCTGGCACACAAGGCACGGTGGAATATTCTATGCGGTTGGTGTTGGCTCGCAGATTCTCGGCAAGGGCGCGGACGAGTTCATTATCGACGACCCCTTCGGCTCCATGGCCGACGCCCAAAGCGAAGTTGAACGACGCAGGGTGAAGGACTGGTATCAGGGCAGCGTCTACAACCGACTTATGCCGGGTGGGGCCATCATCCTCATCAACCACCGCATGCACGAAGACGACCTGTCGGGCTATTTGCTTGAGCAGCAGGCCAACGGCGGCGACAAGTGGGAAGTGGTGGAATTGCCCGCCATCGACGACGAAGGCCACGCCTTGTGGCCGGAAGCCTATCCGATTGAGGCCCTGCAACGCATCAAGCGCAACACGCTGCCGCGCTTCTGGTCGGCGCTTTACCAGCAAGACCCGCAGCCGGACGAGGGCACGTTCTTCAAGGCCGATTGGTTCCGGCGCTACGACGACCTCCCCAAGGTCAACGTCTACGGCACCAGCGACTTGGCGGTCACCGACGAAGGGGGCGACTACACGGAGCATGCAGTCTGGGGCATCGGTCCCGACAGCACCATCTATGCGCTGGATTGGTGGCGCGGGCAGACGAATGCCAGCGTCTGGATAGACAAGCAGTTGGACCTGGTAGCGAAGCACAAGCCGCTCATCTGGTTTTCTGAAGCGGGCGTCATCAAGCGGGCCATCGAGGGTGTCCTCGACCGCCGCATGACCGAACGCAAGACATGGGTTGCAATGGAGTGGGTCAGTTCCATTCACGACAAGCCCACGCGGGCGCGGGCGTTTCAAGCTCTGGCTGCAAACGGGAAAGTAGCGTTTCCGAAAGCCCCGTGGGCGAATGACATCATTGACCAGTTGGTGCGGTTTCCGGCTGGCAAGCATGACGACGCAGTGGACGCTTGCAGCCTTATCGGGCGCGCGGTCGCTGACACGTCGAGTGCCGTTTACAGGCTGGCGGCCCCTCCCAAGGGTGAAGACCGCTATGCCCGCACGCGGTCCTTGGCGGCACAGCAGAACTGGAAGACAGCATAATGGCTTATGACCAGAAAGAAGCGGACGCCTATCTGGCCGACCTGAAGCGCAAAGCCACGGTCGCCATGGATATGCTGGACCGCGCGCGCCGGGACGCTCAGGTCTGGCAGAACTACTATGACGGCATCCAGTGGACCGACGGCGAGCGCCGCACGCTCGAGGCGCGTGGCCAGCCCGCCCTTGCGTTCAATCATGTGAAGCCTGCGGTCAACGCCATCATCGGCATTGTGGAACGCGGAAGAACCGACCCGAAGGGGTGGGGCCGCACACCGAAGGACCAAGATAGTGCCGAAGTCGCCACGGACGGGCTGCGCTATGTGGCGGACGTGACGCGGTTCCAATCAAAGCGCCGCGATTGCCTGAAGGACTTTCTGGTCTGGGGCATTTGCGCGGGCGTGACGGAAATGGCGGAAGGGGCTGAGATTGGCCTGCGCCGCATCCGGCCTGAAGAGTTCTTCTATGACCCGTACAGCCGCGACACGGACTTTGGTGACGCAAGGTACATGGGCATCGCGAAGTGGATGGATGAGCAGGACATCATCGACCTCTACCCTGACCAAGCCGAAACCATCCGCACATCGTTCAATTACGACCAGAGTGCTTCCGACACCTACCGCGACCGACCGAAAGACGGCTGGGCGTGGGTGGACAGCCGAGCGCGCCGCATCATGTGCTTTGAGATGTACAAGCGCAAAGGCGGCGATTGGGAGAAGTGCGTCTTCGTCTCGGGCGGCATTCTGGAAAGCGGCCCAAGCCCGTTCTTGGACAGCAAGACCGGACGCCCGCGCTGTGCCATCCTTGCGCAGTCGGCTTACGTCGACATCGACAACTGCCGCTATGGCATCGTGCGCGACATGCTCGGGCCGCAGGACGCCATCAACAAGGCGCGAAGCAAGGCCGTGCATATCCTGAACGTGGCCAAGCTCAGGGTTGACCCCGGCGTCATCGACATTGATACGGTCAGGCAGCAGTGGGCGAAGCCGGACGGGATTATCGAAGCGCGCGAGGGTCAGATTGAAGAGCTGGGCGACCGGAACTTGGCTCCCGGTCATCTGGAACTCTTGCGGGACGCCAAGGAAGAAATGCGCCGCCAAAGCCCGACGCCTGGCATTGTCGGTCGGCAGGGGGCGAGCCAATCGGGCCGCGCCATTCTGGCCGAACAGCAGGCTGGTCTCACCGAACAGGCCCCGCTCTTGGCGCAGTTTGACGACTGGACGCTGCGGTGCTATCGGGCCTTCTGGGACGCCATCAAGCAGTTTTGGAACGAGCCGAAGTGGATACGGGTCACGGACGACGAGAATGCCCCGCGCTTCGTGGGCTTGAACGTGCCCCAGCCTGCCATGGACCCCATGACGGGCATGCCGCAGATTGACCCGATGACAGGACAGCCTGCCATGCAGATGCAGAACGCACCCGCCGACATGGATGTGGACATTGTCATCGATAGCACCCCGGACACGGCAGTCATTCAGGAAGAGCAGTTCCAGCGTTTGGCCGAACTGGTGCAAGCGGGCATGCCGATTCCGCCCGACGTGCTGATTGAAGCCTCGAGCCTGCCCAAGAAGCGCTTGCTTCTGGACAAGCTGAAGCAGGCGCAGGAACAGCAGGCGCAAATGGCCCAGCAGCAGCCCAACCCCGCCATGGTGCAGATTGAGGCGGAAAAGGAAAAGCAGGCGCTCATCCTCATGGCCAAGCGGGAACAAATGGCCATGGACGCCGAAGCCCAGCAGCAGCAAATGGTCCGCCAGCAGCAAGCCGAAGACATGAAGCACCAGCGCGACATGCAGTTGGCGCAGTTCAAGTTCGTGTCCGACCGGCAAGGCCACGTCAACACCATGCGCGAGGCCAGCATGAAGTCCAGCATTCGCGCCCGTGCCACGGCAGAACCCATGGAAGGCGACGACATGGGGGGGCCTGAAATCAGCTACCTGACACCGGGCGAGGAAGCCATGGTGGCGGCACAGCAGCAGACGGCACAGGCCATTATCGCGGTGCAGGCGCAGACGGCGGAAGTCATGGCGCAGAACGCACAGGTCATGGCCCAAGCGGCGGACGGTATCGGGCAGGCAGCGCAGGCGATTGCGCAGGTGGCCGGTGTCATGGCCGCGCCGAAGCGTTTGGTCAAGGACCCGCGCACGGGTGAGAAGCGAGTGGAAATTGTGACGGGGTCAATCAACTAATGGCCATTCAGCTATCGACAGCGGTGCGCAATGCGCGCCTCGACGCGATTGAAACCACGGTGGGGACCAGTGCCATCATCCGCATCCGCACGGGCGCTGCCCCTGCCAACTGCGGAACCGCTGACAGCGGGACCATCCTGGCTGAACTGACACTGCCCAGTGACTGGATGGCCAATGCGTCTAGCGGCACGAAAGCCTTGGCCGGAAGCTGGCAAGACCTGTCAGCCAACAACACGGGCACGGCGGCGCATTTCCGGCTTTACGACAGCCTTGGCACGACTTGCCACCTGCAAGGCACGGTCACGGCGACGGGTGGCGGTGGGGACATGGAAGTCAGCAGCGCGTCATTCACGGCGGGGCAGTCCTTCACCATCAACACCTTCACGC